TTTGATGACGCGCAGGAGACTTTCACTGCTCGTTATACTCACGAAACCATCGCTCTGGCTTTCAGCATCACTGAAGAAGCTATCGAAGACAATCTTTATGATCGTCTCGGAAGCCGATATACCCGTGCTCTTGCTAGGTCAATGGCTCACACGAAACAGGTAAAAGCTGCAAGCATCTTGAACAACGCGTTCACTGGTGGGGCTTCTGCCGGAGGAGATGGAGTTGCACTTTGTTCAACTGCACACCCTCTTACAAACGGTGGGACACTATCAAACACACCAGCGGTTGCATCTGATTTAAACGAAACTTCTTTGGAAGATGCGTTGATCAGTATCGCTGGCTATGTGGATGAGCGTGGGATGAAAGTTGCTCTTCGCGGTATGAAGTTAATTCTACCACGTCAACTTCAGTTCATCGCAGAACGTATCATGGTATCTAATCTTCGGGTTGGCACTGCGGATAACGACACTAACGCAATCAAATCAATGGGAATGGTTCCTGACGGTTATGCTGTCAATGACTTCCTAAGTGATCCAGATGCGTGGTGGGTTAAAACAGATGCACCTCGTGGGTTTATCCACTTTGAGCGTACTCCGATGGCTACCAACATGGAAGCTGACTTCGACACAGGCAACATGAGATACAAGGCTCGAGAGCGTTACAGCTTCGGATTCTCGGATCCACGTTGTGTATTCGGTTCGCCAGGAGCGTAATCGGAACTATTAAGAAATAGAGAGGGCGGCTATTTAGTCGCCCTTTTTTCGTTTAAAAAGGAGAGTAAAATGAAAATTGTAAATTGGATTACTGGTCGCCTGTCTGAACCATCGAGTTATGCTGCGATAGGTGTAGGAGTTATAGGTATAGGAATGATAGCGGGTGTGGGCGAACTATTGTTCATCGGTGTTGCATGTGCTGTTCTAGGACTTATTCTTGCAGAAGAAGCTAAAAAAGACAAATAATTATGGGGAGGGTCAAGTATTAACGCTTGACCCTTTCTTTTTCTTTTTAATTGATGTATTCTATAATCACCTTGACAGTCGCATTGGGCGGCTGACATTTGCCTAGACAAGGAGATTGATATGGCTAATACTACATTCACAGGACCAGTACGTTCCGAAAACGGCTTTCAAGTTGTTTCTAAAAATGCAACGACTGGTGCTTATACAGACATTGCAACTATTGCCTCTACAGGTATTGTCACCGACAAATATGTAAAGCACGTTGGTTTTGCTACTGGCGTTACAGTAAACACTACAGCGGGTGACAGCCCTACTATTGGTGAATTTACTCAACCAGCAAACACAATTATCACTGACATTAAGATATTCTGTGACACAGCTCCTGTTATTGGAACTGGTGACATTGGGTACGAAGTTGGTACATCTAGTTCAGGCGCACAAATTGTTGCGGCTCAGACAGATGAGATTCTTGATGGCGGTACAACTGTTGTTGTGCACAACGTAACTGTGACCAGTTTGGTTCTTCAGACACAAGATGGTACAACTGCACCAGCTTCTGTTCAGTATACAGACACCGCAAGAACTATTTACTGCAACATTACTAATACAGTTAATGCTACAACAGCAGGATCGTTTACATTCATTATTGAGTACGTTCAAATTGCGTAATTATTAATTAAGGTAGGGGGAAACCCCTACCACTTTTATAAAGGAGAATAATATGGCAGGATCAGACGTACAAGCCACGTTTGTTGTATCGGCGGCAGCAGATCCAGATGGCATTTCAGCAAGCGCACAAGTTGCAAACAATGCTAATTTAGTCATAGGTGGCGCGTTAGCAAGCGGTGGTGCTGTGACTTTTGATAGTCCTAGAAATGTTACTATTACTTCTGGTGGTAATGATAGTGGAATAACTTTCACTGTTACTGGGACGGATGCAAGCGGCGCGGCTCTAGCAGAAACTATTACAGGCGGAAACGCTGGAATAGCAACAGGAACATCGATCTTTGCAACAGTTACTCAGATAGCCGCAGTAGGTGATCCTGCGGGAACAGTTACAGCGGGATCAGGCTCTACAATTCAAGCTACTATTTTTGCTGGAAGATGTAGATTAAAAGGTATTTATCTAGTCAGCACTGCTACGGGTGGAACGATTTCGTTTAGAAACGCTTCTGTAACAGGAACGGCTCTCTTACAGTATCAAACCCCTGCGGGTGTAGGTTCGGAATATCCAGATGTCCCAGACAATGGGATGGTGTTTCCAGACGGTGCATTCCTTACTTACAGTTCTGATAACGCAACTTCTGCAACGATCTTTTACGCTTAGAGGTTCCTATGGCTGATAACATGCCAAAGAGAAATAAAAAGAACTTTCGTCCTACTAAGAGTGGGGCGGGAATGACTGAGAAAGGTGTTAAATCCTATAGAGCAAAGAACCCAGGATCAAAGTTAAAGACTGCGGTCACGGGCAAAGTTAAAAAAGGTAGCAAGGATGCGAAGAGACGGAAGTCTTATTGCGCTAGGTCTGCGGGACAAATGAAACAATTTCCGAAGGCGGCTAAAGATCCAAACAGTCGGCTTCGACAAGCTCGTAAACGATGGAGATGCTGATGAGTTCTCAGGTCAAATTAATCTTTATTGCTGCTGGAGTTTCTGTTGTCGTAGGCGTTGTTGGTACATGGTCTACTTGGGTTACTCGTACTTTAGTTACTGTTGATAAAACTACGGCAGTGATGAGTGAGAAAGTAACCAGTAATCATGCTATGCTAACTGTAATACTAAAAAATCTTTCCGTAGAAAGGGTGAAATATGTCAACGTCAGGGACTAGAAACTTTGATCTTAGTATCGCAGAGATAATAGAAGAAGCGTATGAACGGTGCGGATTAGAAGTTAGAACGGGATACGATGCAGAGACAGCTAGAAGATCTCTTAACTTAATGTTTGCTGATTGGTCCAACAGAGGAGTTAATCTCTGGACAGTACGTTCTGCTACTCAAGCTTTAACACAAGGTACTTCGGCTTACACTTTAAACAAGCACACTGTTGATATATTACAGATAGTTCTTAATCGAGATGGTACGGACTACGAGATGGATCAAATTAGTAGGGCTAACTACGCTACTATTCCAAATAAAACCACGCAAGGAAGACCTAGCCAGTACTACTTTGATAGAAAGATTTCTCCTATTATAAATGTTTGGGCTACCCCAGAAAACTCAACAGATACACTGACGTATTATTACATCCAACAAATGGAAGATGCAGATTATCTGTATAACAATGTGGAGGCTCCCTTACGTTTTTATCCTTGTATGGTGGCGGGACTAGCATACTATATGGCTATGAAACGAGCACCAGATAGATTGCAAATATTAAAGTCTGTTTACGAGGAAGAATTTGCTAGAGCTTCTGACATGGACCAGGACTTCTTAGATCTTGCTCTGAGACCCAGTGGTAGTTATTTGAGGGCAAACTAATGGCATACGCAAGTGGTAAAAAAGCTTGGGGTATTTCAGATAGGTCTGGTTGGAGATACCGTTTAAATACTATGCGGGTGGAATGGACGGGTGCAAAGGTTGGACCGGATGAGTGGGAAGAAAAACAGCCTCAATTAAATCCTCCTCCAGTGACTCCAGATCCTCAAGCACTGCGAGATCCTAGGCCTCAATCCAATCTGGCAGCAGAAAGAGTTATACAATATGGGTGGAATCCTATAGGTATGGCAAGTAATGATGGGTTAACTCCTAACGATCTCCCTGGAACGGGAGAGATAGGAACTGTAACGGTGGTGACAACATGAGTTTTACATATGCAGAATTAAAGACAGCAATACAACAATATGCGGATAATACGGAAACAACATTCGTTGCTAACCTTCCTACTTTTATTAAGACAGTAGAAGAACGGATTTTAAAATCGGTAGATCTTACAGACTTTAGGAAAAATGCTACAGGTTCTGCTTTTGCTAATGATCAATATCTACCAGTGCCTTCTGATTATCTTGCCTCATTTAGTCTATCTGCTAAATTTGACGGCACCATATCGGGTGTATCTATTACTCCGAAGACATTTTTACTTCAAAAAGATGTAAACTTTGTTCAGACGTACACACCAGCACCACAAGATACGACATCTTCTTTGTTACAAGTGGGAAGACCTTTATACTATGCGTATTTTGATAAAGATAACTTCATACTTGCACCTGTACCTGATGACAAATACGAGATGGAGTTACATTATTTCTACAGGCCGCAAAGCTTGACAGCGGTTGGGGATAATGGAACAACATGGCTGAGTGAGAATGCTCCAAACGCGATGTTGTTTGGAAGTTTAGTGGAGGCTAATTTATTCATGAAGGGGGAGGCAGATTTAATGCAAATGTACAATGAGAGGTTCTCAGAATCGGTGGCTCGACTAAAAGACTATGCCGAGGCTAGAGAAAACTCAGACGCTTATCGAAGAGGGCTACCGGAAAGACGTAGGTCATGAAACTAGCTATCGTTGGATTGGGTGGGAGTTATTCCGACTATATAGCCGCTAGAATACGTTCAGAACATTTTGATGAAGTTTGGGGTATTAATTGCGTAGGTGGTATCATTCACGTTGATAAAACTATAATGATGGATCCAGTGTCTAGGTTCTTGGACTCTGATGACGCGGGATCTCAGACGGGGATAGCGCGAAAGTTCTTAGAGAAAAATACTAAACCCATCCTTACTTGTGAGATGGATGATCGAGTAAAACATTTAGAACTCTATCCATTAGAAGCCGTAATTAAAGATTTAAACATTTGTTACTTTAACAACACTGTTCCCTATGCAATTGCGTATGCGATATACTATGGGGCGAAAGAACTTTGTTTGTACGGTTTAGATTACACATACAAGAATGTAAGTATGGCAGAAGCGGGAAGAGCTTGCACAGAGTTTTGGTGTGCTATTGCTACCACTCAAGGCATAAAGATAGAGGTTGCACATAGCTCTGGGCTCTTAGATACGAATGTGCCGGAGAACGAAAAGCTTTATGGGTATCACAGATTGGATGATCCTTTAGTGCAGTCACATAAGTCGGGGGGCCTATTGATAACCAGGCAGTCTAAGGTGGAGCCACCAGAGCCGTTGGATCAAGACCCAATAATCTTTGGGAGACACGATCATAAGTACATGAATGGGGGAGAAGCGAAGAATGTCTAGCGTAAGTGGGGGATTAATAACAGGTTTTGCTACGGTAGTTTCATCAGACAATGGTGGGCTAAGTAACGATCAAATTTCTGATATGGCAACAAATAAAATTGTTGCTGTGTCCGAAACAGCACCGGAACCAATTAGGCAACAAGCGCAAGCTTTTTCAGAAAATGTACGAAATGTCGTGCATTATCATATTGAGTTGGCTAGACGTGAAGAACGTGCTACTATATGTCATAATCTAAGAAAGGCTGGTCACCCCGACTTAGCCGATACTGTAAGGAGAATATAAAATGGCAATCACACAAGCAATGTGCACATCATTTAAAAAAGAATTGATGACCGCTACACATAACTTTGCTACTAACGGAAATTCATTTAAATTAGCACTGTATGCTATTGGCAGCGGTGGCAAATCGAGTACAACTGCAACATTAGGAGCCGCATCCACGGTGTATGTAACAACTGGAGAAGTAGCTTCAAGTGGAACATATGTTACTGGAGGATTAGCTTTAACCAAAGTTGCACCGACCTCTTCTGGAACAACGGCGTTCACTGACTTTGGGGATCGAAGTTTTACAACTGCTTCTATCACAGCAAGAGGTGCTTTGATATACAACGATACTAATGGTGATAAGGCAGTAGCTGTTCTTGACTTTGGAGCTAACAAGACATCTACATCAGGTACATTTACTGTTCAGTTTCCAGCGGCAGACGCTACTAACGCTATAATCCGTATCGCTTAAAGGAGTAACATCCTTTGGCGAATATAGGTTGGGGTCAGAGTACTTGGGGCAATAATTATTGGGGCGGTCAACTTGATGTTGCTGTTTCCCCAACAGGTGTTGCCGCAACTTCGGCACTGGGAACAGTAGCCGCTTCGTCTGTATTTGTTATTCAAGTAACAGGTGTTGCCGCGACTTCTGCGGTAGGTTCCGTTTTAGCTAAAATACCTATTACAGCCGCCGTTACCGGTGTCGAAGGTTCAATGCCCTTTGGTGGCTGGGGTGAAGATGGTTTTGGAAGTACTAATTGGGGTGGTATAGTTGCACAAGGGTTACCTATTGGTGGCGGGCTAGTAACGGGTCAAGTAGGCACTGGTGCAGTAGGCACGGTATCAGTTGTTGGAACAGGGCTAGTGATAGAGACGGGCGTAGTAGGAACTTCTGCGCTAGGTTCTGCTCTTGCTGGTGCTGGAGCCATAGTCACTGAGACAGGGATGGTTGGTTCGATAGGACTAGGGGACGAATCCGTTGTAGGTACAGCACTTGTTACTCCTTCA